AGGCTCAAAATGGCTATGAGGCGCAAAATGAGGTCAAGGCTTATAAGCCAGTGGGCAATGCACCTTCTGTAGCACAAACCGCCGCCAATGTAGCTACAAAAGGAACGCCCCCTTGGGCAGCTAAAAAGTAAATATATATGGGGAAACGTACGCAATTGCGTACTTAGTACCCATTTTTAAAGGTCAGAGCATGACAACCACAGCGACGGAAATTTATAAGCTATACGAAAGAAAGACCGAAAAGCCTCGTGAGTATCTTGGCTGGTCGCAGATTGGCAGACCTTGCGAGCGTGAGCTTTGGCTTGCGTTTCGCTGGGCATTTAATAACACTTTTGAGGGTCGAATGTTGCGCCTGTTCGATACCGGACATCGAGAGGAGTCAAGGATCATTCACGAGCTGCGAGAGCTTGGCTGCGAGGTTAAGTGCATTGATCCTGCCACTGGTAAGCAGTACGGCACGCAAGCGCTTGGTGGTCACTTTAGAGGGCATCTGGACGCTATCGTGACAGGATTGCCGGAGGACGAGCAAACGACTTATTTGGTAGACGTAAAAACGGTCAAGTCTAAGAAGTTTGACCAGCTACTTAAAGACGGGATTAAAAAGCTCTATCCTGAGTACTGGGCGCAAGCACATGGCTATATGGGGGAGTTTAAGCTCGCTCGTGCGATGTACATCTTTGTATGTAAGGATGACGAGCGTATCCATTCGGAGACGTTTGACTTTGATCCCGCAGTGCATCAAAAGTATTTAAAGCGTGCCGAGGCGATCATCTTTGCTGACCGGATGCCGCCCCCAATCTCGACTGATCCGAGCTGGTATCAATGCGGGTATTGCTCCGCCAAGGACATCTGTCATGGCAGCAAGCTGACCAAGAACGTCAATTGTCGCACTTGTGCGCATAGCACAGCCGAACGTGATGGCACTTGGTCATGCGCTCACTATGGCGCAACGATTCCGGATTCTACAGCTCAACTTTCCGGATGTCCCAGCCACATCTTGCACCCTGATCTGACTCCTTGGAAATATTCGCCGACCGAGCATGGTGTCGTTTGGCATACGCCAGATGGCGACATCAACAATGGCGAAAGCAGCTTTGACACGTTTGAAAGCACCGAGATTGTCGTCAATCCTAAAGCGTGCGCTAGTGGTGATCGCTTTGTTGAGGATATGCGTGAGATGTTTGGTGCAAGGGTAGTGGGATGAGCGTCAAAGGCTTTCGTGTTGTTTATTGCGAGCGAGTTGAGATTGAAGATTTTATTGTTAAAAACCACTATTCAGGCTCGATCAACGGATGCGATTCTGCTTATTGTTTTAGGCTTATGGACAACACAAAAATCATTGGTGCTGCCTTTTTTGGTCGTCTTGCAATGGCAAATCAATGGAAACGGTTTGGAGAAAAAGCAGAGGATGTGATCGAGCTTCGCAGGCTTTGCTGCATTGATGACACGCCTAAAAACACTGAATCGTATTTTATTGGCTCGATGCTTCGATGGTTAAAACAAAACACGCACCATAAGGTCGTAGTGTCTTACGCTGACGCAGAGCATGGTCATGTTGGAACAATATATAAAGCATCAAATTTTCAGTATCTTGGAAAACAAAAAGGCGCAAAAGTGATTGTTTGGAATGGCAAGCATTATCACGACAAGACCATCCGCACCAAGCATAACGGGATTGTTAAACCATACGGGCAAAAGATCATTGCTGCGCTTGCGTCTGGTGAAGCTTTTTACAAAGACACGGCAGGAAAACACACTTACGTTTATAAAGTTTAATAATGCCCAAACCATTTGACCAAAAGCTCTTTGATGAAAACGACTCAATCGCTAAAACTGCCGTATCTAAGTACCTCAAAGACAACTTTGATGTTTGTGTCTTTTGGGGATATGAATATTTTATTGATTTGCTTGTTGTTTCAAGCGTCAAAAGCATTGCTTTGATTGAGGTCGAGCGCCGATCGAACTGGGTCGATAAGTTTCCGTTTGACACTGTTCATGTGCCGCTTAGAAAGAAAAAATACTTTGTTGATACGCTTTACCCAACTTATCTTTTTTCTGTCCGTTTCGACTGCAAGGAGGCGCTCTTTTGCGATGGCGAAACAATCATCAATTCGCCTGTGGTAACAAAACCAAACAAATATTCATCTGGAGAACCGTTTTTTGCTGTCCCTCTGGAACATTGGACATTGATAAAATTATGTTAAGAGACTATCAACAGCACAGCCTTGACCAGCTTTACGCTTGGTTTGCCAAGCACGAGACGGGAAACCCTTGTGTCGTCCTGCCAACTGGATCAGGCAAGAGCCATGTGATCGCTGCCTTGGTCAAAGAGGCTGTGCAAACCTACGCAGGCACAAGAGTCTTGATGCTAGTGCATAGCAAGGAGCTTATCAGCCAAAACGCTGAGAAGTTGCGCCAGCACTGGTCGGATGCGCCGATGGGTATCTATAGCGCAAGCCTAAAACAGCGTGAGTTGACCAAGCCGATCACCTTTGCAGCGATCCAGAGCGTGCGCAATCGAGGCATCCAGCTCGGACATATTGACCTCTGCATTATCGACGAGTGCCACTCCATCGCCCCCACGCAAGCCGGAGGATACCGCAAGCTGCTCAATAAATTGCTTGAAATCAACCCAGCCATGCGAGTTGTAGGGTATACAGCAAGTCCGTACAGGTTGGGACATGGCATGATCCACAAAGGCGATGATGTAATCTTTGATGATCTGATCGAGCCAGTCACCATCGAGCAGCTCGTCAATCAAGGCTATCTTGCGCCATTGCGTAGCAAGCATACGCAACTGACGTATTCCACAGATGGCGTGCGCAAGTCGGCTGGCGACTTTGTAGCGAGCGCAATTGGTCAAATGGCAAACACTCAAGACAACAATGAGCGAGTAATAGCCGAGACGCTTGAGCGAGCCAAAGACAGGCGCTCTTGGCTTATCTTTTGCGCAACCGTTGACCATGCCCACGAGATGTCGAGGCTCTTGTGCGAGCGAGGCATAAGCGCTGCCTGCATTACTGGAACTACGCCAATGGACGAGCGTGACGATATTATTCGCCGCTTTAAATGCGGTGATATTCGAGCGCTGACAAACGTCAATGTGTTGACCACTGGCTTTGACAACCCCCACATCGACTGCATTGTGTTCCTGCGCCCCACGATGTCGCCAGGTCTTTACTACCAGATGGCTGGTCGAGGCTTGCGAATCGCCGAGGGCAAGACCGATTGCTTAGTGCTTGATTTCGCTGGCAATGTCTCTCGGCATGGTCCGATCACAGCCATCCAACCGCCGAGTAAAGGAGGCAATGGCGCAGGCGAGGTGGCAACCAAGGCTTGTCCAGAATGTCAGGAGGTTGTCTTAATCACAGCTCGTGAATGTCCGAATTGCAACCATGTATTTTCGTCACGCAAAGACGAAAAAGCAATGATGTTGCATGATGACGACATCATGGGATTCGACCCAGTAGAGATGCCTGTCACAGGCTGGGCATGGCGTACACACAAGAGCCGCACCAGTGGGAAGGAAATGCTCAAAGCCACTTACTTTGGCAACCTATCCGACCAGCCGATTGTCGAGTATTTTCCTGTCACCCATGATGGCTATGCTGGAGAGCGTGCAAGAGAGAATGTCGCAGCCATAGCCAATCAAGCAGGCGTTGACTATCGAATCTTGACCGACATGGATTTTGCAGCCAAGCGCATCCAGTCAGGCACGCCGCCAGCGGTCATCAAATTCAAGCGAGATGGCAAGTTTTTCCGAGTGTTGCGTCGTCAATGGGCAACTTAGGGTTTGTCCTTATAAAAATAAATGAAATAATGCTTGCAAGGATATTTGTATCCTGTACAATTCTTTTCATGCACTAACGAAACCCAACCTGATTAACAGACCGGAGAAACAAAATGCAATTTCAAACAGGCAAGACATACACCACCCGCAGCATTGTCAACAGCGACACAACAATCAGCGTGACTGTGTTGCGCCGTACTGCCAAGACTATCTATGTCAAAGGTGATGCGCTTACAAAACAGGCGTTGCGTGTTTGGCAATATGACGGAGTTGAGCAAGTCGCTCCTTGGGGCAAATACAGTATGTCACCAGTTATCTCAGCAAACTAAACCACCGGGGGCGCAAGCCCCCATTAGGAGATACACATGAACGACAACAAACTTCCCCACAACTGGCACGACACAGACCTGTATGCACCAGCACCAGAGGACAAGATTCCTTTTTCCGCTTGGCTTTGCTCTGCTTTGGCAATCGCCGCTTTCTTTTCAGCATTTTTTATCTAAGGATTGACATGAAAAATCAAGACTACACCACGGCAGCCGCCACCAACATCGAGAAGATGTGGCGTGACAAATATGCGTATGTGCCAGCCTCAGAGCTGCCAGAGATTGCCGCAAAGCACGCAATGTTTAAACAACATGGTCGAGACATTACAAAGGACGCAAAATGACTAAAGATGATTTGATCCGCATGGCTGACTTGGTTGGCTATGATGTTGACGACGACGACGACGTTCACGCTCCGGCATCTGGTCGATACGGTCTTGATCCACGCCTTGAGCACTTTGCTCAATTGGTGGCAGGGTATGCGCTGAGGTATGAATGTCCAGATATGTCTAAAAAAACGCAAAACGTAGACACATCCAAAAAATGTGTACAAGAAACGGACAAATCTGTACATGAGATTGAGCGACTGAAAGACCTTAATCAGCGTCTGGTGACTGTTGCCAAGGAGCTTGGTGCGGCAGATGATACGCACGAATGGGACGACGCATGGAGCAAGATGTGCAAGTTATTTAGGGAGGTAGGATGAACGAACGCATAGATGCAATTTACCAACAGGTCATAGATGAGGCTTGCGCTAATCCGTTGTATAGGTTTGCCGAGCTAGTGCGCCAAGAGGAAAGAGAGGCTTGTGCGGAGATTGCAAGGTTTGCAAGGATGCACGCAATAGCTGATGCAATTATGAAAAGAGGGAGAACAGAATGATTGCCTGGGGAAACACTACAGACCGCATCCTGCTTCTGCTTGAGCAAGAGCCAATGACCAAGGCAGAAATATGCCGCCAGTTAGACTTGACCCACGATCAGGTTGCCAGCGTCCTGTCTCGCTTATGCAAGCGCAGCAAGCAAATGCCTAAGCGAATTTATATTTGTGACTACACTCGCCACGCCATATCTGGCAGGACGTACATTCGTCCGATGTATGCTTTGGGCAACAAACCGGATAAAAAACAGAACATTAAGCCTTTTACAGTCAAGGAAAAGTCAGCCAATAGCTATGCCAAACTGATGGCGACCCGCAACAACAGCATTTTTAACTTGACCAAGAGCAACCGAGAGATCATTCGTGAAAAAGCGCAAATCGTACAAACCAAGGCTGATAAGGATACCTATGACCAAATCGCTGCATGACGAGTTCGGTATGCAAATGCACATGAGCATTGCCACCCTGCGCACCAAGCCTTGCACAGAGGCGTTTGACAGCCTTGGCTGGCTTTTTAATGTGGTCATTATGACTGTGGAGCATGACCCACGCTTCACCGACGACTTGATCCATCTGTACTCAGGCATCCGCATGATGAATCAAATATCCAATAAGTGTACGGCAGGCTTACCGCTAAAAGATTATGAGCTTGGCTGCTTGACCTCG